AGCATCACACAAGGTATTGTAATATCATTAACATTACTTTGCTCTGCATTTTCTTTCCATATTTTATATCGTTGATGACCTCCAATTATTGTCATTGTTTTTTCGTTTACTATTATAGGGTCAACTAAACCAAATCTATCTATTGATTCTTTTAAATCATTATACTGCTTCTTAGTAATCTGTCTAGGATTGTATGTTGCAGGTTTTAATTTACTTATTTCTATTTTTTCTATTCTCATATCGTTTCTTATATTCTATTTGGTGATAAATTTGCTGACAGACTAGCTCTAAGTGTTTTATTCTGCAAAACATATTAAAAGCCGAATCATTTTCTGCTTGATTGTGACAATCTCTACATAGTCCCATTAGGTTCTCAATGTAGTCTTTATTTTTTGAGCCACCCATTCCTCTAGCATCTAAATGGTGAATGTCTACTGCTCTATCTTGCTGACACATTTCACACATAACAAAATCCTGTTCTCCGTAATCGAAGAAATCCAAATATAGCTTAGTGTGTTTTTTCAACTCTCTTAGGTAATTTATGTAAGTCATCAGTAGGGAGGGACAATATAAAATCCCCCCCACAAAAAAAACATCTGCCTTTTTGTATCAAACTAACCATTGTACAACTTATGCAGAATCTAAATATCTGACTCTTCTTATTTTTTGCAACTGTTTTCATAAACTGTTTTTAATTTTTGTAATGTTCCTTTAACACAACTACCACAGCTACTTGGTTTTTTATTTGCATTAAATAATTTGTTATATATTCTTACTAATATGGCTTGGTCAGCTCCTGTTATTTTTCCCTTAGTTCTTGACATAACTTCTTCATATATCATAATCTCATCTTCTGTCATTTGTCTAGTATATGGATAGAGCTTATTTAAGGCTTCTTTACGTTCTTCACAACCACAATCATCACCTAGTATTTTTTTAGCAACCTTGTCAATTCCTGTTGCTTTTAATACCTTTTCTACTGTATCGCCTAAACCTTTACTTGAATTTTTCTTCATTTTTGTTTCTAACTTTAAGTGCTAATTGAAATATCTCCTTTATTAAAAATTCCACCTCATTTACATCTTCACGAATTAACTCATCAAACTCTTCTTCTTCAGATGAGAATTGTTTTATCATTTTTAAATGATATTCTATGTCTAGTGAATAATCTAATATAGTAGACAAATCTTGGTCTTCATTTAATAATTCTCTTTTACTTTCCTTTTTCATCTTTTAATTTATTTAATAATTTATCTTTTATTTTATCATCATCAATCATATCAAGCAATCTGTGTATTGAATAAGATGCTGCTTCATTTATTTTTAAATCAAAACCTTCTTTAGTTCCTAACACATAAGTCTTGCCTTTCTCATCACTGAAAGAGACCATGTCATATTTCTTAATTAGTTCTGTATTAGCTTTTTTAATTGCTCTTATGATTCTGCTTTTTTTCATAGTATTGCTATTAGAAATAATGACACCATTATTATTGTTACTGTTGCTACTATAAAATTAGCTATTAAATCTTCTTTATCTTTCATTTTTTAAATAGTTTTTCACGTTATTAATTGACTTATAAATAGTGGCTCTTGATATTTTTGTTGCCTTACTTAAAGAGTTTAAACTATGTGAATCACGATAATATATTCTAAATAATTCTGCATCAAACCAATATAAGTCTTTTAGCTTTTCCTCTATCCATTCTAACTTCTGTTCTACTAATTCTTTTTCTTCAGTATTCTTTTCTGTGTTATCAGGAGATATTGCTTCTATAATTCCTGTAACATGATACTCATAATACTTATTATAAGTGTAATAAAATCTGCTTGTCTTTGAATGATATTGATTTAGCATTACTCTAGCTATGTAGAATGTTAATTGTTTTTTTTCTATAATCTCATTAATCCTGTCTTGGTCACATTTATATAGTTCTTCAATAACAAAACTAAATAAGTCATCTTTTCCTTTTACACCTGCGATATTATGAGCCATGTCTTTCAACTTGTCATAATTCTCTATCAGGTATTTATTTAACATATTTTGATTACTGAGGGTATATTTTTCAGCTTCATTAAATTATATTCTTCACTGCTTATTTTAGATATATCTATTTCAATTATATTGCTAAAACGATTATGCAATTTCTTATAAATATAATTTTCTATATTATCGTTTTTTTTCAAATCTCGTAAAATAAAAGATAGTTCAGCTCCAGACTCAAACAAAATTGTAAACAACCTATTGTTAGTATCTGTGTAATCCCAGAACAATCTTTCATTCCTACTATTAAAAAATGTTCTCTTAGCTTTCACTTATTTGTCCTTTTAAATATCTATCTATAACTGCAACTGCTTCATCATATCCATATACAATTTCTGAAA